CGATGCTGACTCAGAATTCGTCACGGACAACATGCTTAAGGGGCCTAAACGCACCCTAGCTGCTCTTGCGGTCGGCGCCCAACTGGCCATACGACAAACCCGGAATGTGTTCTACACGAAAAAGCAGAACATGACAAAACAACGATTACGAACGAACAACAAAACGAACCCCTCTTCAGGGAAGAAAACAAACAAGTCTCCCAACCTACGTGGAGCTAACTCAGGAAACGACTCTATGGTTGCCGCCCCGGTTTCCATAGCAACACGCCGAACTGGAATGTCAGCATCGGTAACGAATTTGAATGATGGCATTGTTCGCATTAGGCACCGAGCCTTTGTGAAACCCATCACTTCATTTTTGTCGTACACTGCCGAGAAATTGTCTTGCAACCCTGGTCTATCAGGATCCTTCCCATGGTTGGGTCAGTTGGCCAGAAAGTACGACATGTATAGATTTACTTCATTGAAGTATTCCTATCGTAGTGTCACGGCCACCAGCACACCTGGTGTCGTTATGTTGAGCTTTGATTACGATGCTGCAGACGATGCACCGACCACCAAATCAAAACAAGCTCAGACCATTCCTAACGCTGAGAGCAACTCTTGGAACAATGTAGACCTTGTTGTCAAAACTGACAACACCTGGCGTTTTGTGCGACCAGGAATACTTGCTAATAATTTGGATGTTAAGACATATGATCTTGGCAGCCTATTTTACAGCTCCGTCTACGGTACTGGTGTAGTAACTGGTGAACTGTACGTCGAGTACACTATTGAATTAAAACGCCCTAGTGACGGTGTTATTGATTCTGGGTCTCAACGTTACAATACAACCGCTTTTAGTACTCCCTTTGCTTCCGCTCTCTCTCCGTCCGGCTATTTGCCTTATACTGTGACCACGAACAATCAGTTGACGTTTTTAACATCAGGTGAGTACGTTTTCACGATTTCAGCAACTGGTACTGGTCTTACCACAGCACCTTCAACACCCACCATTTCCACTTCAGGTTCTGGTCAGGTAGCGAATGTGTTTTCCATAGTTAACGCCACAGCTACTGTAACTACTTGCAGAGTCAGAGCCGAGAACGGTGACATTCTAAGCATCTCTAGTGCGGGTGCTGGAGCATCGCTTATTTCGATGTTCATTAGGGTGTCAGTGGCAGATTACGATACATTTTTGTAATCAGCTGACCTTGCTTAACCACTTGTTTGGTAATTCGCTAAAGATGGTGGATGAATGCCTGTGATGGTAACACGAAAACCCCCGTAAAAATTATTAGAGTTGAGATCTGCGTATGTACATAATAGTGCTCAACCAAAAGTTACCACCACCACCCCAAACCGTTTACCTCTGATCAAGGGTTTCAGACAAATGTATGGATTTGTTAGAAATGCACAGTGAGTGTTGCCATACCAACAGACTACGGGCCTCTAAAGCGTCCCGCATGTGTTCAGCATGTTAACTGTTCAAAACCAATCGGCTGTCACAAATAGTAGGATCCAAAACGAAC